TGTAATCTTACCCTTCGGAAACAAGTAATATGCCTCCACAAGAGTTTTATAACAAGAGTGAGTTTTATTATACCGCAGGCAGTATTCATCTGACAAGTTCAATCCCCACTTGATTAACCAGTAGGCATTATGGATACTTTCCATTGCCCACTTGGTGCAGGGATGATTGCGGAATGCTCCTTTCTCGGTCTTGTAGGGGGTTCCATCTGCCTTAGGGAGAGTGCCGTACCCGTGCCCCCACTTGCCAGAAGCAACGATAGAGAGCATCTGGCAGCACTCTAGTGGCATCTTAACGATGTGCTTATCGGGAAGACAAATGGCACTCTCTGCAGGAAATGGAGAAGTAACAAAGATGTTCATTAACCGAAAGTAGAATCAGGCTCCAGAGCAATATAATAGCAGAGATCGTGGTTCTTGGATTGGAATCGTGACAAAAGTTTTTGTGATACTACTACTTCATAAGTACCAGGAAGAATCTTAATATTTTCCACCTTGAAGTTGAATACAAACTCACTGTCAGTTTCACCAACAACAATAGAAAAATCGTTGGAGGTATCGTTCTTCTTATCGCGGACAACCAGTTTCACAACACCTGCTTCACCAACAGCAGAGATATCAGGAAGTTGATAAACCGCTGCTGCTTTCAGGAGTTTATCCATTTGTTCCGTAGATAGTTCAAAACAAACATCTTCGCCGGGAAGATTAATTTCTTTATCTGGCGGAGTAACAATCACGCTTGGGTCAGCAAAGAAATATTTGGATCTCATTTTACCTTCACGGATGACAACATAATTATCATTCTCAAAGTCTAGTTCAGGTGCTTTATGAAGACCAAGACCATTCAAGAACTGGTTCAGGTCATAGATACCAAAGTCACGAGGGAACTCTTCGGTGATTGTTGCTTCGGCAAGGATGTTTTTCATCACGCTGATAGTGCGAAGTTTGTTTCCTTCCTTGAAAAGAATAGATTGATTAATACCAGAGAAGTTCTTGAGAACCGAAAGAGTTTTATCAGAAAGTTTCATAATAATCAGCGAAATTCAGAGAGACCATTATCTTGACGAGAGTAGTGACCGTCAAAGTGAAGAAGAAGCATGGCATAGTGAATGACTTTCATCAAATCACGCTTATTGCGACCATCCTTGTCACCATAACGACTTCCATACTTGAGAATATTTGATTGACAAAAACCAACGGCAAGATCTTTTGCCGCCATCAGATCAATTGTCTGAATATCTTTGTAATCTTCATTATGTCCGCAATAGTGACTGCCATAAGTGCTGGTCACATACTCCTGAATGTCTTTCAGGATTTTATCTTCGTTATATTTCCAAAGATGATTTGTTGTTTCACTCATAGTAATAGTAAAAGTTGATTCAGTTATAAAAAGAGGAGGTACTTTTTACCTCCTCATATTCTATCAGTTTGCTTGCCTATCGTCAATATATTGTTCAGTCCGTTCAGGTTGTGACGGCATTTGGAAATCAGCATCTACTTTATCATAAAGTTCAAGGAATGCTTGTTTGGTTTCATCATCAAAGCGGTTCACACACACTTGGATTGCCTTTGCCTTGTCTTGGAAGATGCTGTAGGCACGGATGATGTGAACCAGACGGCGGGTGCTGATGATTTCTTCAATACCTCCATCATAAAATGTTTTACGAATAATATCACTCCAATCAACCAAACGCTTGCAGAAATCACGGTCCTCCACACCAAGGTCCAGAGCAATACCCTCAAGGATCTTCTGCTCGGTTACAGGGGCAGGATAGGACTGCTCAAAGGTCACAGGGAAACGCTCTAGGAACGCCTCATTCAGCACGTTGGTGCCGATGAACCTACCATCATCAGAACCCTTGCCCTTGGTGTTTGCGGTGGCAATCACGTTGAATCCAGCAGCGGGTTTGACCCAGCGACCAATCTTTTTCAAGAAGACACCTTTACCTTCAAGAATGGATTGGAGGCACAAGATTTTGTTGGAAGCAAGGTCAATCTCATCAAGAAGAAGAATCGCACCACGCTCCAGTGCCTCAATCACAGGACCATTATGCCAAGCAGTATTTCCATCAACAAGGCGGAAACCTCCGATAAGATCGTCTTCATCAGTCTCAATCGTGATGTTGACACGAATCATTTCACGCTTGAGTTGAGCACACGCTTGCTCCACAGAGAACGTTTTACCGTTACCCGAAAGACCCGTAATGAACGTAGGGTAAAATAGACGGGACTGAATAATTTTTTTGATATCGCTAAAATTACCAAACTTGACGAAGGTATCATCTTTATCAGGAATAAGGGTTTGCTCTACAGGAGGAACCACTGAAGGTGCTTGGAAAGTACGTTCGATTTCTTCCACCTTTTGTTGAGTTACTTCAAGATTCCATTTACCACGACTAACTTTGTACTGTTCAAGTTTTTTAGTTACGGTCTGATAGTTAGAGTCATTCAGAGAACACCAAGCACGAATATCAGCACCAGTAACAGTGTTGCCGTAGAGTGCCTGGAGAGAAGTACGGATGTAGTCGGAAGAGAGTGTCATAAGTGTTTCGTTTCAACCTAGTCATTATAAACGAAAAAAGGGTCCTCTTGGGACCTCTGTGGTCAGTTCGCCAACTGGTTTTTGAGTTCTTCAAGGTACTCTTCACTTGCAATATGACCAGTATAACCTGGATAATATTTTTTTACAATTGCTGGAATACCCATAGCAGTTGTGCTTCTATTATATTTAATCCAGACTTCTTTAGTGTCGTATTTCACTACGTGTTCAAATGGAAATTTTTGTTTCATGCTACCAATGAAATAAACTCACCAAGAACTTTTTTATTTAGTTTTTTAGTCTTCAAAGACTTTACGAATGCAGATTTAATCTGCGACTTAGTAGCACATTCGGCAACTTCAAACTCAGTATCCTGTGCAAGTGCTGCGGCAGACATTCCAAAGTATGCATCATATCCAGAGTTGGTAATAGTAAAACTTTTCATTTTTTTCCAATCACTTTGAATTTTTTCATACTGCTTATCAAGTTGCGAATGATAAAGTTGAATAAAACGATTTGCATTGCGACTTTCAAGAACACGAATACCAATAAAGTTCATAGAAGAAAACTTATCCTTCAAGTTCTTCAGAAGAGTGTCAGTAAATGCATGATAACCGTAACCAACACTATAGGTTGTTCCAAGTTTACGATCACGAAGAAATGTATTGTGAGGGTAAACATATCCAGTACCAAGAACAGGTTCTTTTGAGTAAGAACGACGAACTTCTTTATGGTAAACAAGTTGATTTGCTTCACCATCAGTAAGAACAATACACTGAACTTTCTGAAGTTTATTTTCTTTTTGGAACTTAGGAAGAATCTGATGCAGAGCAATCAATGATTCATTCAAAGGAGTTCCAGACAAGGACATACGGTTAGAGAAAGTATAAGGAGAACTATAAGTTCTACCAAAGCAATAAGCAAGACGCCAGATGTTAAGCAGTTGATGCTCCATTTCTTTACCAGAAACTTTGCTTGTGAGAATGTTCATCATCGTGAATGTTTCATCTACAAGCAACAGACTTTCCTTTTTCTTATAGTGAGGAGTACGGTCAGCGGCAAGATAACGATCATTTTCATAATCATATTCTCCACGACGCCATTCATTAGTGAAAGCATACACTTCAAAAGGAATGGAAACTTTTTTACAGAACCAAACCAGATTAAAAAGTTGCTTGCATGTGTCAAGTAAAACATCACACATAGAACCACTCCAGTCAAGTACAAATACCAAACCATGATTCTTTCCATCAGGAATAACAGAAACTTTCTTGAATAGATCTTCATTATACTTGTAAGTGTGAAGACGTGAGGTATCAAGAACTCCAGTACGAGCAGTTGATGCACGAGCATACTGATCTGCTGCTTTACGACATTCAAACTCCTTCACAAGATAGTTGACTTCCTTTTGAGCAGAAATTTTGAATTTACAAAACTCCGCATCAGACTCTTGATAAAGATTTACTGGAGTATACCCCCCACCTTTAGCGTGTTCGTTGTGAAGTTTCTGTTGATGAGTAAAGGAATTATCAATTTCCTTATGGATCTCAGAATTTTTGCCAATAACAGTGTCAAGATTGAGTTGAGGAACTTCTACATAAGTATTTTCATATAAATCATTTCCAACAAGACTCTGAAGTTTTTCTTCTAGAGAATCTGCAGTGCGAACTTCTGGTTCATTTTCTTCACCAGAAGATTTTACTTGGGTTTGATCTCCCTGAGCAGTTCCACCATAGGACCCATCATCCTCTTTAGGTTGCGAATTATCACTCTCACCCTCTTCCTCAGAAGAGGACTCATTACTCTCCACAATTTCATTCCCAGGAGACTGAGAATCTCCCTGAGTTTCGTGAGAATCAAAGTCAGCGACCTTTTGCTGTTGTTCTTTTTCTTTCTTACAATACTTATAAAGTTCTTCAGCAGCAATCAGAACATCGGCAAAAGTTTCTGTTGCAGAAATCAAATTGACAATTTCTGATTCTTCACCATCTCCAATAGGAATATAAGTATAATTTCCAATTTTGAAAAACAGATTTGCACGGTCAGCAAGATTAAATTTAGAAATGTCTTCTTCTTTAATCTGAAAGAAGTCATCTTCGTTCAGTTCCTTGTAACCATTAAAAAAAGTCTTGGCAAGACCTGCATACTTACGCTTCATTAATTTTTCAACGCGAACATCTTCTACAACGTTCACAAACTGAGCAGGAATCTTTACTGTATCTGTCCAATCCTCATCAGGTGTATAGAGAGCGTGACCGACTTCATGACCCACCAGAAGGTCATATACAAGACCACTTGCCTTCTCCCATAGAGGAAGCGTCAGAACACGAGTATGGACGTTGAAGCAGGCAGTAGAGACCTTCTTGTGTTCTACCACCAAATCTTCAGTGGCAAGCAGTTTGGCAAGTTGAGATTTGATTTCGTGTTGAATTGGCATAAGATTGGTTGCGAATGAAACCATTATACAAAAAAAGGAGGTCTTGCGACCTCCGAGTGGACAGTTTAAAAAGTGACTTATTACATCCCATACTTTTTAAAATCAGCTCGCGCATCTGCAGCTGCTTGCTTATGTTGATTTTGCCTATATTCTCCGGATTTTGCTCTATTTTTTCTCGCCTGAGAAGTTGAATATTTTCTTTCAATATCAGTATCTAATTTATCTGCCACAATTCTAAGGACATCTCCACGATCACCGCCAAGTCTTCTTGCTTGTCTTTCTATTTTACCTCGATTCATTCTTTTAAATCCTTCATCTAAAACTTCACCACACCACTCTTCACTCATATTCATAAGAATTACTTCAGCACCTTCAACAGTTTCGGCATATCCTTCATCAAGAAGATATGAAAAGAGGATATTATATTCCTCTTTACTGAGAGCACGTCTTCTAGCAGTAGATGCTCCAAGAGTGCGCCCAAGAGCACCTCCAGCGGCAGTAAGAGCTTGAGTGTGACGTTTAACACCTTTATGAGTAGCAACTCTTGCTTGCCTTGCTAGTCTAGAATCACTTGCTCTGTTTAAAGCATCAATTCCAGTTTTAACTGCTTTACCTACAGTTTGAGCAGTTTTTTTAGTCAATTCAATATCCTGCCTACCTCTCTTAATAAAACCACCAAGAGCAGATCCGATTCTTCCAGCCATTCCCATTTGAGTCTGAGTTGGAGTTGAAGAAGATGCTGGTTGTTTTTCCTGTGCAGATGCAACAGCACCTTCTCTTTTCTTAATTACACCAGAAACTCCACCAGAAATACCACCTCTTACGGTTCCACCATATTTTTTAATAGCTGCTTTTGTGGTACTTTGCGGTCTGCTTCCCTTAGGTCCAACTAAAATTTTATTTTTCTTATCTGCCATTTTTTGTAGACGAGTTTGAGATGCCTCTTCTAAATAAGACTCCTCTACAATTTCATCAACCCAATCAACAAACTCATCTTCACCAAGTTCTTCAATTAGAATATCAATTCCATACTCATTTAAACCCATTTCATAGAAATACTCAGTAGCAATTTCAACCTCTTCACTAATATACTGAGGTTGATATACAGAAAGATATGCTTCTGAAAGATTGCGAATGTCTTTTGCTTCCATTGTTAAAAATACTTTTTATTTATTTATAAAAAAGAAGCGCCTCATTGATGGAGACGCTTCTTGAGTACTTGTCTTCGTGCTTTTGCTTGCCGCAATGCTTGCGGTTTAAGTTTTCGTTTTTGCTCCTTGCGTGAGTGATGTTGCCAGTTTGGAACTTTCATTGTTCTTTGGTGATTCATACCACCATACGAGAAAAACCTTTGACTTTCTCAAACTTTATGACACTTTCAAATCTATCATCTAGACCAGTCTTATGAGAGATGACAAAAATATTAGCATCTTTAATCACATAACGGATAATCTTAAGGAACTCTTCCGTTCCAAATCCATCAAGTGAACTATCAAACACTTCATCCATAATAAGAAGGTTAGTGTTAACTGAGTTTTTCATTCTTGCAACTTCTCTCCAAGTAAAAAGAAGTGCTAAGTCAATTCTCATTTTTTCTCCTTCACTAAAAGAAGCATATGAGAAATCTTCATGAATTGGAGACTGGACGGTTTCGTTAAATTCCTCATCAAGAGTAAAATTGATGTAGAAATCCATCATCTGAAGATAACGGTTTACTTGCTGATTTATCAGAGGTAGATACTTCTTAATGATTTTGGATTTTACTCCACCGTCTTTAAGCAAACTATACGAAAAATCGTAATAGTTGATTGTGTCTTTTTTAGAAGCGAGTTCGTCGTATGTTGTTTTTAAGTTTTTATTGAAGGATTCTAACTTCTCATGTTCAGAATTTCGGTTTGCAAGTTGTTCGGTAATTTTTTGAATTTCCGATTCAAGATTTCGGATTTGTCTCCGCAATCCATTAATCTTAATATTGTTTTGAGAAATGCCATTCGTTAAGTTTGAAATCTCCTTCGATAGAGTATTGAATTGACGCTCTCGCTCCTCTTCCTCTTTAATTGCCTCCTCTAGTTCTTTATAACCAGATTGCAACTCCTTTGCTTTATCTTGAGCGTCCTTAATTCTATTTATTCTAAACTCTTCATCAATGGACTGTGTGCATGTAGGGCATACCGTATTCTCAGTAAAAAACTTATGTTCTTTTGTAATTGTAGATACTTTTTGAGAGATTTTTCCTTTAAGATTTCCTAGTTTACGAAGTTTTTCGGCATATCCAGTCATTGCATTTTGCTCACGAACAAGTTCTCGAAGAGGTTCTTCTACAGACTCATTTTCCTGCGTATATTGTTCAATTTCTTTATCCAAGTCGGAAATTTTTCGATTATTATTGTTTATATTATCTTTTCCTCTATTTTCAAGTTCTTCGATAAATTCTTCCTGCATCTTTACTTTATCAAAAAGAGATTCTTTCTTAAGTTCAAGAGTTTTAACTTCATCTTTAATTGAACGAATCTTTTCTTTAATTACAACATTCATCGAAGAAAATATTTTAATATCAAGAAGATCCTCAATTACTTCTCTACGATGAGATGCAGGAAGTTGCATAAAAGGAACAAAAGTACTGCTACCCAAAATCACGATTTGAGTGAAAGACTTATAGTTCATCTTTAAAACATTTTGCTCTAACCACTTCTGCTGATCTATAGCTGCAGCAGACTGATCTAAAAGAGAGTCATCACGATATATCTCAAAAATATTTGGTTTAATACCTCTTACAACCTTCCAAGAAGTACTTCCAATATCAAATTCTACCTCAACTCTACAATCTCTATCATTTGTAGAGTTGATGAGTTGAGGTTTATTAATTTTACGGAATGGTTTACCAAATAAAGAAAATGTTAGAGCATCAAGAACTGTGCTTTTTCCCGCACCATTAGAACCAATAATGAGATTTGTTGAATTTTTTGTAAAATCAACCTCAGTTTCATGTTGTCCGGTAGAAAGAAAATTACGCCATTTTATAGTTTTAAATAAAATCATGAGTTACATTACTTGGAGGAATAACAATATCATTTGAGGTAATTACTGTATATTGATAATCATGAAGTTCACAAGTTTTTATCATAACTTTATCTTCAATTTCAATTACATGCATTTCTGGATATCCATCATCTTCTAACATCATAGCATACCTAACTGCATCATCCTCTTCTTCAAACAAATAGAGAATATGATCGCCATCATCGTTTAAAACGGAATATGCACCTTCAGTTTCTCTACCGTTGATTGTTAGAATAAACATTAAACCATCTCACATGCCTCTTGATAAACTTCTTGCAATAGTTTTTGAATTAGTGATTTATCAAGATTTACTTCAGCCTCCTCAATATATCTATTCAGGATTGAAAGGGTATCTTCAGATTCAAATACTTCAAAATTTTTAGATTCTTGAATATCAAAATTTTCAATTACCTTAAGTTCCGCAACATTAGATGTATATAGTTTATCAATAAATTTTTCAAACTTCTTGGTGTCTGTTTTTTTACGAACAATTACTTTTACGATTTTATTCTCATATTCTCGTGTATCAAAAGTTTGATAGTTAGTATCTTCATAATAAATGTTATAAAACATTTTATAAGGATTATCAATAGATTCGTGATCTAAAGTTTCAGTATCAAAGATAGTAAATCCACGGGTATCACCTACGTCTGTCCAATAAATCTCATAAGGATTTCCCGTATAGAATACAGTTCCATTATCAGAACGAGTATGGTAATGACCAGAAAATACCTTTTTGAAGTTTTTAAAAATATCTGCTTCCAGTCCATGTTCCATAATCAAAGAACGATTCACACGAAATCCTTGAAGTTCTAAATGACTCATGACAACTTTTGCTTTGGTCCTCTTAATTAACTTCAAAGATTTCTCTTCATTATCCATACAAATCCAAGGAAGAAGTAGGATATCAAGATTTCCCACTTTAATCTCTGTTGGAGATGAATATGTTTTTACATTAGAATAATCCTTAAGAAGGAGTTGTGGTGAGTTGGTATTATTTGTATTCTTGTAATAAGAATCATGATTACCAACAATCATATGAACATCATAATTTCGCAGAGGTTCAAATACAACTCTTTTAGCCCACTCTAAACTTTGATAATCAATCGATTTACGACTATCAAAAGCATCTCCCATATGAATAACTGTTGTAATCCCGTACTGTTCCAGCGTCGGGAAGAACACATTCTTATAGAAGAGTTCAAAATAGTCATGAAATAGTTTTGAACCTTTACGGGCACCGTAATGGGTGTCGTTAATCAAAGCAATACGCATCAGTAACGTAATTTCGCGTGAACATTATCTTTGATAGAATTATAGTCGCTATAGTTGCTTCCGTCAATAGAGTTGTCCTCAAATACTTCAGAGTATCCAGAACGCTCAAGAATTTTGTTTTTGATTTCTAACTGACGCTTTTCTCTTTGAATACGACGGAGAAACGCATAGTGAATGATTTGAGTGAAGTATGCAAAAGGATTCTGTGACTTCTCTGGATTGAAATTATGAATATACTGAACACAATTTTCAATTCCGTCAGAAATCATATCCTCCTTAAACATATAGTTCACGAAGTTGGGTTTGAATGATAGGTGATTAGCAATCTTCAGGAAACACTCTCCAATGTAGCGAGGAATAGGAGGTTTTGGTTTTCCTCGGATTTCTGCAATTTCTTTATCTTCACGATACTTAATTAGAGCAGCAAGAAACTCTTTGTTGTTTACATAATGCTCTGACCTTTTTCTTTTGGTCATGACTGCTGTAGTTATCATAAGTTTTTATCATTATTATGTATAAATTATACCACTTTAACAAATAATTGACAAGGTGCATAAAATCATGTACAATAACCTTTGTCGGGGTTGATAAGTTATTTTTAGCTATTTTTATAAAGCTTTTCTAATATCTCTTTAGCATCATTAACATTAGCAAGATATCCCATCCTACGATTAATTTTAGAATGATTATTCACATCCTTTACAGATTGACGAACATAAGATTGATACATCATAATTATTTCTGTATCAGAAGATTCAGAGAGAGTTAATACATCATCAAGATTAATAATAAACATATCCTCTGTTGTTGTTTTTAACCATGGTTCTATTTTATATCCAACTGTTCCAGATCTACTTTTTATTTCATTAATAATAATTGGGTTTGTAATAATTAATAAGGTTTTATCTTCTTCTTCAGAAGCTGCTACTTTGGCAAAGATTTCTTCACCTGTTTTAAGTTTTAAAGTTGCATAAAAATCATCTTCTATCATTTTTCTTAAGCTGTATGGTGATTATTTCATAATTAAACTTTTCTTCGTTATAAATTTTAATTCTTTCTATCAAATGATTTAAAGTATAATTTTTTCTTGAATTATAAGTACAATCATCAGAAATATCATATAAGACTGCTTTTGTTTTGTTGTTACCTTTTCTTAGAACTCTTCCAATTGATTGTAAATTACGGATTCTAGACTTTGAAGGTGATGCAAAAATAACGTTATGTAAATTTTTAATGTTAATTCCTGTGCTAAATGTGCCGTATGATGCAACAATAATTGCATTGTTTTCTCTTTCTGCAATTTCTCTAACTAATTCTCTTTCCTCAGTATCAACTCCACCATGAATAAAAAATATTTTGCGATCACCTCGTTTAGTATTATTTATCTTTTCATATAAAACTGCTCCATGTGCTTCTACTCGTGAAAATAGAACAAGAGTATTTCCTTTTAAAGAAAGTGAAAGATTTGTAATAAACTTATTTCTTTGCTCATGTTGAATTAGATATTGAATTTCATCTTCATAAGTTTCAAATTTTTGAGGTGGATGCTTAAGAACAAGACAACGAATATCTAACTGAGAAATATGTCCTTGTTCCATCAGTTCATAAGTTCTGGTAACTTTATATGATGGACCGAACAATCCTTCTAAAACCCATTTATGAGTTTGAGTTCCATCAAGAGTTCCAGTAAATCCAAAACGATATTTTGCATGATGAAGTTTAGTCATAATATCAATAAGTGACTTACTCTTAAATAAATGAG